TTAAACAGTGCTATATTTTATATAGTTTTTATGGATAAACAACAAATAATTGATACTCTTTCAAAAGGTCTCGATAATGAAAAAATAATAACTGACTTATTAGCCTTATTATCATCTACTCACAGGGCAGATAATATCGACTACTGCAAACACCTATATGGATATAACTTTATTAAATACTTTATGATACCTGAGATAATAGATACCAAATGTAAAAAAGGTCTCACATTCTTAGAATTTATTTCCAAATATGAGACCAATGAATTAAAACCATCTGTCTATAAATTATATAATACTATATTGAATGACCGACCAAATACACATAAGCTCCTTATTTATAAACAACTTTATAACCTCTATTATGGTGCTATCACTATTTTCCGTCCCACTATGGCTCTACATATATATTCTCGTTATCGACCGCGCCGGATATTAGACCCTACTATGGGATGGGGTGGTCGATTGATTGGCGCTATTGCATATGGCGCTGATGCTTATATTGGCATTGATTTAAATGAGAACTTGAGACCTTTATATAATAATATGTTAGAACATTTGAGACCTTATTTTAGTAAGACATCTATCGACCTACGCTATATGGATGCTCTCACTGTCGATTATTCTACTATTGATTATGACTGTGTCTTCACATCACCCCCTTATTATAACACTGAGAAATATAATAATATGGTCTCGAGAAGAACAAAAAAGATATGGGATAACGAGTTTTATATTCCATTATTTGAGACCTTATTTAAACATCTCAAAATAAACGGATTTATGGCTATAAATGTCTCTACTGAAATTTATAATAATAGTCTCAAAAAGTGTCTCGGTGATGCTCACGAAATAACACCATTATATAAATGCTCACGACACATAAATGAATATAAAGAATATATTTATATATACTATAAAACCTGATGACTGATAATGCAAAAAACACCGCCTTTGTTCCTTTTATTAAATCGAATATCTATAATATTAGCAGTAAAAACGCTGACGTTATTTTTAATGGCTCTGCTTTATCCAGTGGCTTATGGTCTCTACCAAATCTCAACTTTAATGACCCCAATATACGAACAGTCTATTTTTCTATACAACACGCTGAAATTCCAAACACCTTCTATATCATCAACTCTTCCAATGACACCCTAGTCATTTTATTTAGCGCAACCACATACACTATCACTCTACCTCACGGCAACTATAATGTAAATACTTTCATATCCACTATCACGCCACTGATGCCCACTGGTCTCACCTGGTCTTATTCATCACTCACTGGAAAACTCACTCTACTGAATTCTGCTGGTGGCTCTGTTAGTGTCCTGCCTACCACTACTATGAATACTATTATTGGCTCCGGCTCCGCCACTATCACCGGCACGACCAGTCTTGTTATGCCTAGCTGTGTAAATTTCCTTCCTACTGCTCGTCTCAATATTCGTTCTTCGGCTTTCAATATTGGAAATCACGGCATCGATGGTGCCAGTGATATTATTCTCACTATCCAAAATAATGGTGGCCAAACGTCTCGACTTTTATATCAAAACTATAATAACCTACGCTTTCTTTTAGAACAACCAAACGTGCAACAAATCGACCTTCGAATAACCATCGACAATGGGTCTTTATGCGAACTGAATGGTGTCGATTGGTTCATCACATTCCAGTTCGATATTGAATATTTCGAGCGCCCAAAAATAAATGATTTTAATAAAATAGTCCAATCGATTTAGAGACTATTTATTTTCTTTTTATATTCCATATATAAAAAGAATGTCCGCCGCCGCTATGTTCCCACAATCCGCCATCGGAATGCCAAAAGAAGTTCAATATGTTCTTCCACCATCACTTGATGCAAACAGTCGTTCCTTCACTGTGCACCAACAGCCAAACGGAATAACTTCCGTGACGGGTGCTTCTGTCTCATCCACTGTCTTCGTCGCCAACAGTGCTGGTCTCGTTTCACAAGCTTTCTCACCACAACAAATCTCATTCGATATTCCATCTGGACAAGCCCCATCTGTCTTCCTTGATACTGCTTCCACCACATTATCATTTAGGCTCACTTGGACTGTCTCTACCGCCTCATCTGCTACCAACCCAGTTGTTAGTCTTATTGGTGGTGCCTCATCTTTCTTCGACCAACTCACCGTTTATTCAAACAACACCCCAGTCGAAACCATCAATGGTTATGGTCCATTAGCCAATATGGCCATCAATAGTTTAGTCAATTATGCAGAACGCTTCGGTGCTATCACTGGAATGGGTTGTGATGTCGATAGCACCACTGGAGCTGACCTCGCCCACGCCAACACTGGAACCTTCTACTACACTTTCACTATCCCATTAATGTCCATCATTGGTCAATCCACTGAAAAATGGCTACCTATTGGTCTCATTAATAATCTTCAATTATTCCTCCAAACCGCTGCACAACTTCCAGTCTCAACTTATTGCACTGCCGTTGCTACTCAACCAGTCTTCGCTGCACCAGTTCTTGACCAATTTATCCTCAACCTCAAATACGTTGACCTTGGTCCAATGGCTGGCGCATCATTATTAAACTCATTAAAAGATGGTAAGCTATATTTAAAATCACAAACCTACACTAACTCCAATGTCGCCATCCCATCTGGTTCATCTGGTGCTACTCAATCATTATTGCAAGTCCGCAACTCATCAGTCAAATCACTTGTCTTCTATAATGCCATCGATAAATCCGCTGCCTGTCCAAACGGCTATTTTGACGCTGTGAACCCTGCGTCCACGAAATGCCAAGTTATTATTGGTGGCTCCCGATACCCTAACCGCGAGATGAACCCTTCAAACCGACCTACTGAGGCTATGTTATACTATATGGATGCTTGGGGTCAGCGTGGAGACTTCAAACACTACGGTGGAGTTGTCCAACGCAACTACTATGGTGCTACTATTCCTTCTCTTCCATCTGGATGCGACCAATCATTAGTCGTTCCTGCCTCCGGCCTACGCACATATGCCAACCAATCTATCACAACTGAGGTTATCACCAAATATCCAAACGAACACTTCCTGGGTGTTGATTTAGAAAAATCTGGTGGTGTTTTGTTCTCGGGGGTCAATACCCGCGCCTCGCCACCCTACGTTGAACAGAATTTAGCTGTCGCATCTACCTCTGCCATCACTCTCCAAGCCTGGGCTATTAGCGACCTTGTTCTCGAAATTGATGCAATGGCCAAGCAAATGATTTCATACATTTAATTTCATAAAATTGAACTACAAATTATTAATTTATTATTTAAACTATATAAATAATTAATATTATATTATTATAAATTAGACAACTATTATGACATCTGAAAGCAAGCAACATTTCGCTGATATTATCACCAGAAATAAACCTGATATATCTATTTCTAGCATTATCACTTATGCATCCACTCTCAACACATTATACAAAATGATGTTCCCTGAACAAAAACTACCTACTAACTTATCCAATACTTTTCGTGATGAAAAAGCCGTGCTCGATGCTATTGAAACACTACCATTAAAACGACAAAAGGTTATGTTATCTGCAGTCATTGCATTTAATGGAAATGAAGATGTCGCATTCCTCCACAAAGAATTAATTAAAAAGAAAAAGGAAGATACTGAGATTGATATGAAACAAGAAAAGAATGAAAAACAAACTGACAACTGGATGTCTATGGAAGAAATTAAAAACAAGATTGACCACGCTCATAAAATCATTGCACCATTATTTAAATTAAAAGAACTCACATTAGCACAATATTTTGAAATTGTAAAATTTATGGTTGCCTTATTATGCAGTGGCATTCACTTCCCACCGAGACGCGCTACTGACTATACTGAAATGAAATGGCGCAACTACGACACTGAAACTGATAACTACATTGATATTCCAAACAAACAATTTGTCTTCAATAAATATAAAACATCCAAATTCTACAATACCCAACATATTCCTATCCCTGCAAAAGTCCTGAAATTTATAAAAGAAATGACTGCTATTAATACTGTCAGTGATTATCTTCTCATCGGGGCCCGTGGTGATAAACTCTCACAACAACGCCTATCACAACTACTAAACGACTTCTTCGGTAAAAAGATGTCTGTCTCTATGATACGCCATATCTATCTAACAGAGAAATATGGCTCTAATGCCAAGCTTGCAGAAATGCAAAAAGATGCCACTGAGATGGGCCACTCTATCGTTCAACAACAAAAATACATTGTCCATAATAAGCCACCCTCTGTCCTGCCAAAAAAAGAAAAACCAGAAATATCCCGTAAGGACGTAAAACAACGCATCGCCGACCTAGAAAAAGCCATAAAAGAAAATAACGATGCACTCAATGCATATAAGGAGCAAATCAAAAGAAAACCACGCACAAAAAAAGATACTACCGCATAAATAATTTTTCAAAAAATCATATAAATACATATTATATAATTTTTTATTGACTGCACAATGGATATGGATAAAACAACTGAATACTATATTGCACAACGTAAGGCCTACTCACGACAATATTATCTCGATAACAAGGCCAGAATACAAGCCTATAATTCAAACTACTACTGGTCTCATAAGCAACCAAAAGCTGATGAGGATGAAATCGATGTTGTAATGCGTAAGCAACACTTGCAATTCACTCGCGAACGATTAGCTCGTTCCAGTTGCTGAATATGCGCCTATTATTAGTGTCTATAAACATAAAGTCGTGTGGCTTTGTAAATACCAGTGGCTGGATTTTCTCTATTATATCATTCGAATACTCCATCTGTTCCTGAATTATATTAAACATCTCAGTTTTGCTTATTTTAAATACAAATAGCCCTGTTAGACCTTGTCTCACCTGCTTTGGGATACTATGATATGTCTGGCAAGCCATCCATATTGATAACCGGGCGTGTCGTCTATTATTGACCATATGTAATAACAATTTTGCAATATGCTTATCCTTCAGTGCAGATTGCACATCATCCAAAACAATTAAGCTAAATCTATTCTCCTCTGCATCATCCATACACTTATAATAGACCTGTTCCAAATCCTCATATTCGAGACCATCAAACAATTGGTCCTCTTTTATATGGGTCTCGAAAAAGTTATCTTTTAATGAGCTTCTGCTGGCCGCCGGCATAAACACATATATGCGGTGATACGCCTTATAAAAACATTCTGGGGTCTTCAATAGGCCCGTCAATAGTGATGTCTTCCCAGACCCACTTTTCCCCAGGAATAATGTAAAATTATGCTTATTCAAACACTGTGTTATTGGAAATGCATTTAGCTTGCTATGGATGCCTGTGTCGCATATCATCTGCACCTCCTTTAATGGTGGGGTCTCATTTTTAATTATCTCAATTGACATTTTATTATATATTGATATTTTATTTTTATTAATTGAGACCCTATTTATTATTTATCCAAAAACGAATATAAAATACTTATAATTAGATAATATACTATAATGACTGACCAGACAATATCGATATATAAGATACATAAAAAAGACAATTCCATCACTGACTGTTATGTCGGTTCTACCGGTTATATTCCAAAACGGTTTAGCGAACACAAGGTCAATTGCAACAATCCAAATAGAAAACACTATCACTACCCATTATATCGGTTTATTCGTGAGAATGGTGGGTTTAATGAGTGGGCTATGACTGAGATTGCAAAATGTAATGTCAAGACCCGGAATGAAACAGAACGGGCCTATATTGAGACCCTTGGAGCCACATTAAATAAGCAGATGCCCAATAGAACAGTGGAAGAAATGAAGGCTATTGAAAAAGAATATAATAAACGTTATTATGCTGAGAATAAAGATAAGTTCGTTGAATATCGAGAACGATATAAGGCACTGCATAATAGCGTTGCATAATGGACGCAAGTGGCATAAAATTGAACTACCTATCCCGGATTAATAAGAATACCTATTATTTAATAAATAATAATTATAAGATAATAATAACAACTAACAACTAACTAACTAACAATGGCTTCAAAAACTGAAGAACAAACTAACACTGCTACTAATGAATTCGACACATATGAAACCGATTTAGAAAATGCAAACAATACATTATTCTTATTCTTCGCAAGCCAGGTGATGAAAATAAGGCAAGAATACATAAGCCGTGGGAAATCATATAAGAGCTCTATTAGAAAACAATATCGCAAGGATAAAGACGAATTTTGTGTAAAAGTTGTCCAACAGTGCTATTCATATACTGGAGTTGTTAGTGATATGAAATTCTCACAATTCTTGATTAGTGATAGCCGATGTGTTGAAGCTCTCAAGTTCTTTCGTGATAATCATAAAACAATTGTTCGATTATTAGATGATGTTTTCAAGGAATTCAATGCATCGACTGATATGAGAATTGATGCATTATTCACCAGGATGGGAAGCTTCGAAACTACTATGGACGACTATTATGGATATTTTATATGCAAAATGCCAGTTATACACGACATATTCGAAAAAATGATGGATTGTAATGGGTTTTAAATAAATAAATAATTAGATAACAAATAAAAATTAGATAATAAATAAAAACAATAAAAAATAAAAATAGATGACCATATAATACCTATTTTTATTTTTTATTTTTGTTTATTTATTAACTACTATAATAGCATTTCCAACAGGATAATCTACAGCCCACATACCAAAATCATCTCCATATTTTTTATAATATGCCCCATCTGTTGTTCTATCAGCACATACAGAGTGGTAATAAGGAATTTTTTTATTTTGTTTATTCTCATATTCACTATTTATATCAGTGGTAATAAACACGTTCAATACTCTTGCTCCTTTTGGTAATGTAATATTTTTTTTCATTTTTTCAATATCAATATGATGTAAGCAATCATACCATTCATCTGGAAGTGATAAAAGTCCTATTTTAATTTTATTTTTATATTCCTTTTCATATTGTAATCTTGTAATTATTTTTACTGTTGGTTGTGTGTTATTCATTTTCTTATTATTGTTGTTATCTTATAATTATTATTTATTTAATAATAGGCATTCTTATTAATAGTGTAAAAGTGGTTCAATTTTATGACATTGCATAATGGACGCAAGTGTCAAAAAATTGAACCACCTTTTCCGGATTAATAAGAATACTAGTTAATTAATAATTAATTATAACAACAATAACAACAACAACAATGCTATTAAGAAACGGAAAAGAAACCAACAACACTGCTACTGCTACTGCTACTCCAACAGTAAATTATTATACTGCAAAAGAACTATTGGAATTATGCAAAATGAAATGCTGGGACGACTATTTCAACTATGGTTTTCGTGATATGACCCACAATTTCGATATTAAATCGTTATCTACCAAACTCAATAAACAAATTTATAATGTCTTAGTCCCAACTATTAATAATAAAAAAGATTATTCGAATGAAATCAACCAATTTATTAAATATAAATACCCAACATCTGCATATAAACAACAAAAAGGTGCTTATATCACTGCATATGGCACAGTTATTGATTATCCTACTGGTAATATCGTTATTATCACAAAAAATTAAATAAAAATAAAAATTAGATAACAAATAAATCAATAAAAAATAAAAATAGATGACCATATAATACCTATTTTTTATTTTTTATTTATGCTTATTTATAATGTGAGAATGCGTTTTATTTCATTTTTATTTT